TTGGTGAAACTCTCGGTAGTGCTACCACTGGTAGACAAATTCCTGAAATTAACTTCCACATCGAACAACAGGCAGTTGCTGCTGGTACTCGTAAGTTCCGTGCTCTTTGGACAATCGAAGCTGCACAAGACCTTCGCGCTTACCACAACCTCGACCTTGAGCGTGAGCTTACTGAGCTCCTTTCGAAAGAAGTTCAATTGGAAATCGACCGTGAAATTCTTGAAAATCTTCGTATGATTGCTTACGATGTTGAGGGTGATGACACCCGAATGAACGCGTGGAACCGTAGTTCTAATGACCTAGGTAACCCTAACAGCTTCCCTAGTGTTGCTGGATTCCAAGACGGTACTCAATCTTCTACTGATTTCACTTATAACTTCAATGCAACTACCAACCCTGCTGGTTCCGACAGGAACGTGTTCTTTGTTGATTTGAACTCAAGTTCTCTCAACCTACAACCACGTCACGTTGGCGAGGCTTATGCTAACCTGGTTGCGGCAATTAATTTCGCTGCTCAGGATATCTACAAGTCTACCCTGCGCGGTGCTGGTAACTACATTCTTACTTCTCCGATGGTTGCTGCTATGCTTCATTCATCGTCTAAGCTTGAAGGTGGTATGGGCTCTGAAGAGACTGGTCAGCTTGGTAACTCACTTCAGTACAAAGGTAAGTGGATGGGCATGTATGACGTGTTCGTTGACCCACTTTGGCCTGATGATGAAATTCTTGTTGGCTACAAAGGAAATTCGCCTATGGATGCAGGTTTCGTGTACGCTCCGTACATTCCTCTCCAAATGCTCCCAACCGTTGTTGACCCGAACTCTTTCCAACCAAGAAAGGGTCTGTTGACACGTTACGGCAAGGCAGCTATTACTCCTGAGTCTAGATTCTATCGTATTATTCGCCTTGTAGGTGCTACTTCCCGATACATGCTCGCTCCGTTCGCACGGATTGACGAGGCTTGGGATACGGTTATTTCTGATAGCCACGCACTACAGTAAAGAATTAAGAATTAAAATAACAATTCACTTTATAAGAAGGGAGCCATTCGGCTCCCTTCTTCGTCTATATAAAGTGAGGTTTTCAATATGAAATATAAGAATACTAGCCCCCATGGAGTTTATGTGCCAATTGGTGGAAGTCCCGTTTTTGTTCCTGCGGGACAAGAGATAGAGACTGATGATGTCGTTGCCCACCCCCACATTCACAAGATTGAAGAGGAGAAGGTTGTCGAAAAGGTAGAAGAGACTCCTGCTCCTGTCGCCAAAAAAGAAACTAAGAAAAAGGTTACTTCTAAAAAATCAGATAAGTAATGGGCAATCCACATACTTCAATGCAATATGGCGCTGATTATAGCGGAATTTACCCCAACACTCATTGGGGTAATACGTTTCATAAACAGCGGGGTGGCGCACTAAGTACGGCTTCTGCCATTTCGATAGGGGGTATAGATTACCCTAACCTTAATAAGCGAAGGTTTAGCAATAATGTAGAGATTACTGAGTTTTACCAGATTATCAAAGATTTTGTTCTATCTCGCTTGGGTTTTCCCGTCGTACGAGTTGAGTTAACGGACCATCAAATAGCTACCGCTATTGATGAAGCTGTCTCTAAGTTGGACTACCATTCTCCTAGATGGTGTACCCAGTTAATGACGTTTGAAACTTCTGCCGGAGTCAATGGGTATACATTACCTCCTCTAGTGATGAATAATTTACAGTATGTTGTGTACAAAAAGACTCTTCTTGCTGTAGCACAACAGCAAGGAACGTTGGAATTCGATTTCTTCATCAAATATTTCCAGGATAACTTCTTATTCTCCGATTTCCAAATAGGAGATTATTTGGTTATGACTATGCACTTAGAACAGATTAGAAAGATTCTAAGCAGAGAAGGTTCTTGGGATGTTATTGATAACCGAATGTTATTTTTACATCCAAATCCAACAGAGAGAGAAGAGGTTGTTGTTGAGTTTAGAGCACTTAACACGGAGACTTTGCATCCGTATTTTCTAAATTGGTTACAAAGGTATAGTTTAGCTGTATCTAAAGGTATTTTAGGAACTATTCGTGGTAAGTATGATATGTTACCTTCTCCCCAAGGAGGCGCTCGCCTAAATGGAGCTCTGCTCTCCCAAGAGAGCGTGCAGGAACAAGAAAAACTTTTAGAAGAACTTCTTAGCGAAATGGAAGAACCCCCAGTCTTTACCGCGTTCTAATGAACAATTTCGGGCCAAACAAAAAAGATTTTAGGTTTAACACTAATATTGCGAGCGATAATTTGGTACCAACTGATAGTCGCTTGAGTATGTTCGATTTAAATAATCCGGACATCACGCTTTTTAACATGGTTGATGATGAGTTGATTAGGTTGTCTGGCTCTGAGCTTTTACTTTATAGATTTTTTGTTGATGAGAATTACGATGACCTGTACGATGAAAGTAGAAAAAAGGCTATCGACCCGTCTCCGATTTTGTTAGTTGGTCATTACGAACCTAGGGCTGTTGAGGAGAATTTAACTGAATTTGGTATAGAGCTTACTAATGACCAAACTTTCACTTTCAATAAAGCCTATACCCAAGAGCGACTTGGTCGCCCACTTATACCGGGAGACATTATCAAACCACGGTTCCAAAATCAAAAATATGAAATTTTTGAGGTACAAGAGGACCGTTTTGATGTGTACGGTGTATACCATTTGGTAGCCTCTGCCAGACTCCTACGCGATGGACCGGACATTCAGGACGTTGCGCAATACCCAGACCGAACAGATTTCTTTGCTGAGTGATGAGTGAATCTCTCTCTTCTCTTAGTGTAGAAAGTGTTAACTTTGATGTATCACTACAAAACACGGCTCAGCGGCATGATTTACGTGCTAGGGATAAGATTCGTAAGGAGTTGATAGAATATGAAGCTAGAACGTTTGAGTCTACTGAATTTTATCGGGAGTATACGCAGTTCTTAATTCGCAAGTTTAGTCGTTTAAAAATTATTGATGATGAAAAGAAGGTTAAGAATATTAATGTTTTCTATGCAAACCCAGAGCGCGCAATCGCAAAAATGAAAGAGGATAGAAATATGGTTCTTCCAGTAGGCTCCATTTCATTTGACCGGATTGAGGATGATATAGCCCGAAGAAGGGTTGATACGACTCTCCAACAGGAGGTACTGTGGGATGAAACTTCTCAGAGAGCCACAAGAGTTGTATCTCTTGCCCCAAAGGCTGTGGTATTATCATACATGTTTCATATTTATACGAAGTATACAGAGGATATGGCTCAATTAGTGGAACAAGTGGAGTTACTGTTTAATCCTGCTATGGATATAAAAACTTCCCACAGTAACTCAATTAAAGCTTATCTTGGAGATATAATAGATGCTACATCTTTACAGTACTCGGATAGGGAGGATAGATTGGTTCGAAGGCAAATTATGATTAACATAGAAACTTATATTCCTACGAGAAAATTTAGGGTAACATCTACTGGTAGAATCGGTCATATAATCAACGAGCTGATTGTGTCAGATGGTTAATATAGAATCAAGAATTCCGTAGATTTCTCTTCTAGCTCTTATAAATATAGTAGAGATATGAATACCTCAGTCATCAAAAATGTAAGTTCACAAGGATTGGAGATAATCCTTTACGATGGGGGGGGATATGCCCACCATTGGCTAAAGCCTCTTCAAACCCTTTCCGTCCCTTCAACCTATCTTACTGATACGGTACACGAAATGGCAGCACGCAAGCTGGTGTCAATTAAAAACGCTTAAGGAGAATATAAATGCCTAGTTTTGTTAGTCCCGGTTCGTATGTGATTGAGAAAGATTTTTCTGAATTCGCGCCCACTTTAAATGCTTCAGTTGCAGGTCTTGTAGGTTTTGCCTCACAAGGTCCTATCAATAAAGCTACGCTGGTTACCAGTGCCGCTCAGCTAATTCGTACCTTTGGTCGTCCCGACCTAACTGCAGGTGGACAAGGATTATATGCTGCCTTGGAGGTTTTAAGTAAAACCAGCGCTCTGTATTTTGTAAGAACTGCTACTAGTTCTTGCACTGATGCCAGTGCTGGTGTT